CTGCAACAGATATGTCCTGGCAAGGGAATCCGAAGCACCAGCAGTCAGCTTTTGGAATATCTCCGGCATACACTCTTCTAATGTCATTTGCATACCATTCTCCATTTCTGTATTCCTCCTTTAATATTTCTTTCTGCCTTTTCTTGATAGGAATATCTTCCAATGCCTTTCGCTGTTCTTCTGTCAGCAAGTGCATTGAGATGTAACTCGCAGTAGCAAATTTGTCGAATTCGCAAAAACCAACGCATTCATGCCCCGTTAATTCCATTCCCCTGCGAAATCCTCCGATTCCTGCGAAAAAATCTATAAACTTCATTTCAAACTCCCATCTTCTTAACCAGATCCTTATTCATCTCATCGAATCTTACATCTGTGTTCTCTTCGATTTCCTCCATCATGCTCATAAAGCTTCTCTCTCCGCTATTTGCCATCCTCACATACTCGTTAGCAAGATGAACTACATCCAGAAGCCTGTCTGTTGAAAACTTATGTTTCTTGTTCAAAGCCATCATAATTGTTACAGTATTGACTACGGTCGCCCAATTATCGCCAGTATCAAAGCCGTCGTTGTAGGCTTGATCCCGCATTTCCTGTAGTTCCCTGTACGATTGCTTCATCGCTCTTCCGAATGCCTGTGACATTTGATTATCACATTCCAACACCCTATTTTTCTTTGGCGCTTTCATCTTTAATTTGCTTCCCATGTTTCTTCCTTTCGTATCTGTATTCTGTCAAACGGTATGCTCTTGATATTCCCGGATGTTCTGTGGCAATCAGAGAATCCATCTCCAATTGCCGCATATGTCTCTGGACGGTACACTTTGTAAGGTCTGTTCCATCCATAATTTCTTCATACGAAGGCATATATCCGTGTTTCTCAAAATACTCCACCAGAAATATGTAAATATCGTTTCTGGCAGATTGTCCCTCATTATATTTCCTCTGACGGTAATTCATACGCAAAACGGCTCTTCTGCCGCAGTATTGCTTTTTTCTGCACGCATTTTATTTAATCTTTCCGCAGCTTTCTTTTTCGCTTCATCGGAATATTTTCTCGGTGGATTGATTTTAATGTAGGAATACGGCAAGTGAGCGAAAATAGATCCATCATTATTTCTGGCAAGAATTTTCACATCATCTGGAAATTCCTTTTCTAATTCCTCACATCTGTTCTTCCAGGTACTCCCATTCTTAGCAGTAAGCCCTACATAATCTCTTCCTGGAATCCACTCAATTACGCATTCGTTTGTGTTTTCTGACACAAAACTCACCTCTATTCATTTTTTATTTTTATCTTTGGAATTTAGCCAGTAGAACTACTGGTGTGTTAGAATCAGTGATAGTTTTCTTCATTGAGTAAGTCGTTGAATTTTTCCAACGCCTTAATAGATACTTTATTATTTGCTTTTTCTGGTCTGATTGATACGTTTAAGTGAGTATCAATGATGTGTTTTAGTTCTCTTGCAAGGGTTATTTTGCCCTGTTGGATTCCCTGTCTGTATGTCTTGGGCGGTTTATACTGTCCTGTTACTTGCTTTCCTGTTGACTGTCCACCAGCTGTAATATTGTACATCTGGAAACCTTTATCTGCAAAAGCCTTAATTGTTTCAATTTCTTTCCGGTCAAGCTCATCCTTTCTACATATTCTATATGAAAGTTTCCAACCAGTAGGATTACTTTCACTGTAAAACTTATGTTTTTTAAGGCTTAATGCTATGTGGTCATATTCGCCTAAATGGCTCGCACATCTCTCGCAAAGGTTGACTGCCTGTCCACAATACGCTCGGTTTATTCCGGCTTCGTCAGTTCGGTAAAACACGTATATACCACTAGAATATGGAATGCTTGGACATATCCTTTTTATTCGATTCTCTCGTTCTCGCTTCATAGCGAAAACTCTACTATAATCCACCAGGCATCACTCCTTTCCAATCTGGTCAATGAGTTTCTTACATTCATCTTTAACATAGGCAAGTGAACGAATTTTGCAATCTGGATCTTTATTTAATTCTCGCCAGCAATCTCCCATTATTTTAAGCTTTTTTTTGAAGCCTGGTTCTTCCCCGAAATACTGTTCTGCTGTCTCAATATCATAACCATCGAAACAATGAGCGCAGTCAAAACCAATCCACCATGTATCATCATCGTCACAATCGTGTAGAAATGGTTCTGAATAAGTAACTCCACCATGACAGTCAAGATAACCTAAATCATCAACACTTTTCTTTGCTAACTTATGGCTGTAAGGTATACCAACATATCCGCATCTGTATGCTACTGGCATAAACAGAACCACATATGGATAACCTTTGTATGTAGACTTTGTTTCTAAAACTGGTTTCATTTAATCACTCCCATTCACTCTCGTATTCATCTTCGCCCTCATCATAGTAACCATTTTCCATGATTTCTTTGAATGCAGCTATTGCCTTTCTGAACCTGTCACGCAAAACCTGTTCTTTCTGTTCAAGATCATCAATAACCTTTTTTCTTTCTGCGATTTCTTCTAAAAGAGATTTATTCTCTTCTTCAAGATTGTATCTGGCAATGCGTTTCATGGTTGTTGGATCAAGTTTTACAAGTTCCTTTCCAGTAACGTAAAGAGTTGTTGGATTCATTATTGCCGGCGCATACGTTCTTGTCTCGCCATAAACCGATGTAGTTTCTATTTGTTCTGGCGGTTCAGTAATATCCTCAATAGATTCAACATCAAAGCACATCATTTTCTGATTGCTAAAATAAATAATCTGTCCTGTTTGTACCATTTCATCACTCCTAACTAAACGGAAATTCATCTTCCATACTGCCTAAATCTGGCACATCCATGAAACTAGGTTCCGGCGGCGGTACTGGTCGTGTATCTGGTTTCTGTGGATTCTCTGTCTGACCTTTGTTTTCTGCAAAATCATGTGATTCCACAAAACAGTCATTTGTGTATATTTTTTCACCATTTTGGTTCGTATAACTTCCAGTCTGCCATTTCCCTCTAATATTAATTTTCATTCCTTTTTTCAGAAATTTCTCAACAAATTCTGCATTCTTTCCAAGTGCTACGCATGGTATAAAGTCGGCTTTACGCTCTGTGTTCTTTCTTTTTTCTCTATCAACCGCCAATGTGTATCTGGCAATCTTAGTGTCGTTAGTTCCCATTCGTATTTCCGGGTCAGCTGTCAGCCGCCCGGATAATACAACTACATTAAATCCCATACAATCACCTCTCAATCTGAATGTCGCATCTAATAAGTGCGTGTTTGATTTTCTTTGTATTTCCTGTTACAGTTTCTTCTTTCCCGATAACAAAGGAAATATCATCTTCTGTTACGTTGAATCCTTTTGTTTTGATATGCTCCATGATGATTTCTTTAATTTCATCTGTGCCGATTCCGATTGTTATTTCCAATGGTGTTACCTCCCTGGTTTGTATACTGGTGGCATTGGTTGCCATGCAATGACTGGGTAATATGCAATTCCGTGTTCTTCTACCATGCCCCATCTTCCACCGCCTAAATATGTAAGGGTTGTTGGTAACTCGGCGTCTTTTATGGTAACGTTGTATTTTATCTTATCTTCTGGGCTTTCTCTCACATCTGGCTCTGGCGGTAACTTCACATCTGTTGGAATCCAAATATCCGCAGGACTGTAGGAACAAATCAGTTCTTCAACTTTCTTGATTGCATCATTCCATCCTTTATCGTACTTGCATTCCTGTTCGGAAGGTTCTGGCTTTTTCAGTTTGTCAAGTGTTTTTAAGAAGATTTTCATTAATAATCATCCTCCTTTGATTTTTCAAATGAAATATCAATCGGCATTTTCCATTCGGATTCTGTACACTTAACAATAGCCTGTAAAAAAGAAGCAACAATATTCTTTCTGAAATCTGCACTCTTTAGCTGTTTTCTTATCTCTTCTGCAAATTCCTCACGATTTTCATTTACATATTTTTCAATTTCCTCCTTTACTGTGGTTTTTACAATATCTTCTGCGAGCCAATCAAAATATGGTTTTGCTCTCCAATTGTCTTTACCTACAAATTCGCCACGTTCATTAACATATTTATTCGTCATTGTTTTTATTGCATCACGAACAATAACAGATGGTTCGCCTAATGCCTTTACGATTCCGGCATGAACTTCTTCCTGTATTGCTGCTTTTATTACATCGTCACTGATATTTAAACTCATCATATTTCCCATAGCTAATCCTCCTTGACTTTCTCAATAGTTTCTTTTATTGCTTCTTTCACAGCCTTGGTTTTAATCATCTTATCTGCCAAGGATTTTGCTGCTTCCTGCACGATCACGCTTTCGTTCTTTTCTAGTATCTCGGTAATATGAGAATGTATCATCCTACACAACGGCTCATTGGTTTCTCTGCTACCATATAACTCTTTTTTATAAATAACTCCTTTGATTTCCTTGGCGATTTTATCAACTACCCTGTCCTCAACATTTTTTCGGATTTCCTTGGCAATTTCTTCCTCATTAACACCAATCGTTACTGGCACGCTGAATACGCTCATTTTCAATTTCCCTCCCCTATAGCTATCACATCACATCCAATAAATACCAATTCCTCATGTTCACTAATTCCATAGCCGACAGATCTTCTTCCTA